AAGAGAGAAGAGAGACAGGAACAACTGACGCTGTTGCTATTATAGCTTTTGGTGGTGACAAGACAGCAAGTAACGGAACTTTTAAAATAGAGTTTCCAACAGCAGACGCAAGTAACGCAATAATCAGATTAGCATAGGAGGCCGACCATGTCGGTAACTTCAGGATGGGGCCGATTAACCTGGAATCAGGCTAATTGGAACGAAGCCACAACTTTAAAAACTGGTTGGGGAGCACAATCTTGGAGTGGAGAAGGTGGATGGGGAGATCTTTCTGATCAAACTATTTCATTAACAGGTTTATCAATATCATCTAATATTGGTTCTGTTGATGTCCCAGATCAAGTTATAACACCAACAGGTCAATCTATAACGTCTTCACAAGGTGAAGCATTTGTACCTGTAAATATTGAAGGTGTATCTTTTTCTGGTTCTGTTGGTTCAATAATTCCAAGAGATCAAACACAAGGACTAACATCAAGTGCCATAACATCATCCGTTGGTGCAATTACACCAAACGACATGACTATAGGTTTAAGTGGTCAGTCAATAACAGTATCACAAGGCACAGCAAAAGCACCAAATCAAACAGTATTAGTTTCTGGTGTGTCTATGTCTGCATCGCTAGGAACAGCTCAAGGCATATCCTCACAAGAAGCACAACTAACAGGTCAATCTTTTAGCGCTAGTTTAGGCACAGTAACTATACCAAATGATGTAGTATTTTTATCTGGTCAAGAAATTGAGTCTCAACAAGGATCTATAATTGGGTTAGGTGGTGCAGTTGCTCAACCAACTGGTCAATCTAGTACAGCATCTGTAGGATCTTTAACCATAGAAGAAGGATTAGGATTAACAGGTCAATCATTTAGTGCTAGTGTAGGAACTATAACCCCTGTGGATATGCAGGTTGGATTAACAGGTCAATCAATAACTACAAGCATTGGAACTGTTGATATATTTGCATATGGAGATGTTGACACTGGAGACAATACATCTTATAGTAATGTTTCGACAGGATCGAATGATACATATTCGGATGTTGCAACTGGATCAAATACAAGTTATAGTGACGCTGCATAATAGGAGATAATTTATGGCATCAACATACACACCTTTAGGTGTAGAACTTCAAGCAACTGGTGAAAATGCCGGTACATGGGGAACTAAAACTAATACTAATTTACAAATTATAGAACAAATTTCTGGTGGTTACATTGCTAAGTCAATTGCAGGTGGGGCTCAAACAACTGCGTTAACAGTTTCTGATGGATCAGCTGGTGCAGAACTTGCACATAGAATGATCGAGTTCACAGGTACAATTACAGGAAATCAAATTGTAACAATACCATTAGATGTTCAAACTTTTTATTTTTTAAGAAATTCAACATCAGGTGCTTACACAGTTCAATTTAAATACGCATCTGGTTCAGGAGACTCGTTTACTTTTTCAGCAACAGATAAAGGTGATGCTATTGTATTTGCAACTGCAAGTGATGGAACTAATCCTAATATCGATACAATAGCTTTAGGTATTTCAAATATAGTTGAAGATACATCGCCACAATTAGGTGGAGATTTGGATACTAATAGTTTCAACATAGCTTTTGATGATGCCCATGGTATTAATGATGAAAACGGAAATCAACAAATTATATTTCAAACTACATCATCTGCAGTAAATCAAATAGATATAACAAATGCTGCAACAGGTAATAGTCCATCTATTGAAGCAACAGGTGATGATTCTAATGTAGATTTAACAGTAGGTCCAAAAGGAACTGGTAAAATTATAGCTAAATCTGGAGGCACAAATCCAGGCTCAATTCAACTCAATTGTGAAAACAATAGTCACGGGATTCAGCTTATGTCACCTGCACACAGCGCAGGTCAAAGTTATGTTGTAAAATTTCCAACAGGGAATATAACAGCAGGAACATTTTTAAAGGTAGATAGTATATCAGGGTCAGGGGCCACAGCCACGGGTCAATTATCCTTTGATTCTTCACCAGCAACAACAGGAAAAGCTATTGCAATGGCAATCGTATTCGGATAAAAGGAGTAAATTATGGCAGCACCAAATATAGTATCGGTATCATCAATTATAGGAGAATCCCAAGGTTTTGAATTGGGTACAACTACTACCACAGCTTTAATAACTGTAGCGTCAGATAAATTAGTAAAAATCAATAGAATTTCAGTCGCAAACATTGACGGAACAAATGCAGCAGATGTAACTGTAGGAGTTGATAAGGCAACAAGAACTTCAGCAGCAACAGGATCATCTGTATCTGGAGCCCTTTTTAAAATAGCTAGCACTGTTTCAGTTCCAGCTGATGCGGTTTTAGTTTTATTAGACACACCTATCTATTTAGAAGAGGGTGATGTATTAGAAGGTGGAGCAAGCGCAGCTTCAGACTTAACACTTTTTGTTTCATATGAAGTCATAGACGACGCGTAGGAGGTTTAAATTATGGCTGGCAATGGCGGAATAATTGGACCTACAAAAGTTATCAATACACCACAAACAAAAACTACTACTTTTACAGCATCAGGTACTTTTTCAAAAATAAACTGTACCTCAACAGTAACTGATTTATTAGTTGTTGGTGGCGGCGGTGGCGGCGGTAATGGCGCTGGAGCCGGAGCCGGAGGAGGTGGCGGTGGAGGTTTTAGACAAGGTGCTTGTATTACAACAGCATCAACTGTGCCTGTAACTGTTGGAGCCGGTGGTACTGGAGCTCCTTCTTATACTGTTTTGTCCACTCAAGGAGGATCTTCAACTTTTGCATGTATTACTTCAGCTGGTGGTGGAAGAGGTGGTAATCATCCTCACACTCCTAATCCAACTAGTAAATGTGGCGGAGACGGTGGATCTGGTGGTGGAGGTTCAGGATCGTTTTGTGGTGGAGCAGGAAGTGGTAACACACCTCCAACAAGTCCCTCTCAAGGAAATAATGGTGGAACTGGTGGTCCGCCCTCTCATACACCAAGCGCTGGAAGTGCTGGTGGTGGTGGAGGTGGAGCCGGAGGAACAGGTTCTAATGGAGCAGATGGTTGCGGTGGAAATGGTGGAAATGGATCAGCCGATTCCATTACAGGAAGTCCTGTAACTTATGCTGGTGGTGGCGGTGGAGCAACTCAAAGTCCAGGTCCTTCAGGAACAGGACCAAACGGTGGTTCTGGTGGCCCTGGTGGCGGTGGACAAGGTTCTGAAAGAAGAGCGTGTGGACAAAATTATACTGATGGATCAGCAAACACTGGTGGTGGCGGTGGTGGATCTGATGGTAGTAACCACCCTGGAGCTGGAGATGGTGGTTCAGGTGTTGTTGTTGTAAAAGAAGTAGCTCCAAAATGCGCATCAGGTGTTTGGGATATGAATACAGTATTAGATGAACTTAACGCTGGTAATTGGATACAAAGATCAACATCAGTAAATTATTTAGTAGTAGCAGGTGGTGGAGGTGGTGGTGGAGATGCTGCCACTAATGGTGGTGGAGGTGGTGCAGGAGGTTATCGTGCATCTGGTTTTGGTCCAAGCCCGTTACAAGGATCTGCATTAAGTTTAAAAATGGGAGAATATGCCATAACAGTAGGGGCAGGAGGTGCGGCTGGTCAAAATGCAAATAGTGGTGCCGATTCAGTTTTTTCAACAATAACATCAGCAGGTGGTGGTGCAGGAGGTAGTGGTTCTAGCCCTACTGCTGCTCACACTGGTGGATCTGGTGGTGGAGGAAGTGCAGGTTCTTGCACATCAGGTGCTGCGGGTAATACACCTCCTACAGATCCTCCTCAAGGTAATAATGGTGGAAACGGTTCGGGTTCATCTGGATACGCTGGAGGAGGTGGTGGAGGAGCCACTGCTAATGGAAGTAATTCAGGACCAGATAATTATGGTTCTGATGGAGGAGATGGAGGTGCTGGAGCACCAAATACAATTTTAGGACCAGACACTACCTACGCTGGTGGTGGTGGAGGTTTTACTTATTCAAACTGTGCCTGCGCTGGAGCAGGTGGAGCAGGTGGTGGAGGGAAAGGTGGAAGAGCAGGAAATAGTCCTCATCCAACTAATCAACCTGCTGTAAGTGGAACTGCAAATACCGGTGGTGGAGGTGGTGGTAGAGCTGTAGCATCTGCTCCTGCTGGCTGTGGTGTCCTTGGTGCAGGTGGTTCAGGAATAGTTGTTGTTAGAGTTCCAAGTGAATTTACTTTAGCAGGAACACCATGTTCTGCATTTACAGGATCTACTCATCCAGATGGCGATAAAATAGGTAAGTTTACTTCGTCTGGAACGTTGACAATTGGCGGAGCATAAAATATAAATAAACTTTTAAGGAGTAAAAAAATGGCACATTTTGCAGAAATAAAACAAGAAACAGATCCAACAGGATTTACATCAGATACTCATTGGGTGGTCCAAAGAGTTGTAGTTGTAGCAAACGATGTTGAAACAGCTGCGGGTCCTTTAGGAGAAAACGATATGCATGTTGATGGTGAAACATGGTGTAAAAATTTTTTTAAAAGTGGAGATTGGAAACAAACTTCTTATAATAGTAATTTTAGAAAACAATATTGTGGTAAAGGGTATATATACGATCCTGTAAAAGATAAATTTTTAACACCACAACCTTTTGCATCATGGTCTTTAGATGCTAGTGACGATTGGAAAGCACCAATAACTTTTCCAACAATTACTGAAGAAGGTGATGTAATGTACGTAATTAATTGGAACGAAGATAAATATAACGCTGACAACACTAAAGGTTGGGAAGCAACAAAATCAAACGACGAATCGGAAACACCTACCAAATATAATTGGAATGGCACAGCTTGGGTGTCCGAATAGGAGACTCAAATGCCTAGAAATAAATCTGGCTCAGCAAACGGTGGTGTAATTGGAAAAACGAATAAAGTTTCGTTTGGAAAGTGTACAGTTACAACTAAAACATCATCTGGAACAATCACAACTCAACCAGGAACGACACTAGCGGCTATGACAGTTGTCGGTGGAGGTGGAGCTGGTGGTGGAAATGCTGGAGGTGGTGGAGGTGCTGGCGGTATGGTTTTACACCCTGGAATACAAGTTTGTGGAAATACACCTTACACTGTAACAGTAGGTGGTGGCGGAGCAGCTGCAGGAGGATCTAATAAAGGAAATTCTGGAGCAGATTCAAGTATTGCACCAGGAACTCCAGCATTTTTAAGAGGTAGAGGTGGAGGTGGAGGTGGCACTGGACCAGGTTCACCCTCTAGTAATAGATGTGGTGTAGATGGTGGTTCTGGTGGTGGAGTTTCAAGAGACGCAATTCCTCCAGGACAAGCTGGTGGATGTGCTACACAACCTACACAATGTGGAGCTTCTGGAACATTTGGTTTTGGAAATGCAGGTGGTGGTGGATGTCAAACAGGAAACCCAGATGCAGGTGGTGGTAACACTGGAGGTGGTGGCGGTGGTGGTGCTGGCGCAGTAGGTTTTGTTGGAGATTATCCAGATGGTAGTGGACCAGGTGCAGCCTGTGCAACAGGTGCAGGTGGAGCAGGAAAAGATGTTAGTCCTGTTATGGGACCAGGTTTACCTAATTCAGGTTTATATGCAGGTGGAGGTGGTGGAACAGTTCAATGTGGTACTGGAGGAAATCCAGGACCTGGTGGTGGTGGACGAGGTGGAGCAAACCCTGCTCCTAATGGTGGTGCTGGTACAGCTAATACTGGTGGTGGAGGTGGAGGTGTAAGAAATCCATCAGGATCAGGTGGTGCTGGTGGTTCAGGAATTGTTATCGTAAAAGAATTAAGTAAAGCAAGTGGTGTGTGGTCAATGCAAAGTCAATTTAGTGCACAGAGTCAAGGAACATGGCCAGATGGATCTGTTGCTTTAGGTGTTAGTTTAGATTATTTAGTAGTTGCCGGTGGTGGTGGCGGTGGTAAATCATGTAGTAGAGCAGCCGGTGGTGGAGGAGCTGGAGGTTATAGAGCTTCTGGTTATGGACCTAGCCCACTTAGAGGATCAGCTTTATCAGGTTTAAGCACAGGATCTTATACTATTACAGTAGGAGCTGGTGGTGCAACAGGATCTTACGCCGTAAGGGGAGTTCAAGGTAATGAATCAACATTTTCAACAATAACATCTGCAGGTGGTGGTGGAGGTGGATCTGAACAAAATGCTGTAAAAACTGGTGGAGATGGTGGATCAGGTGGTGGAGGTGGTGGAGCAGGTCCTGCTTGTAGCACAGCTGCAGGTGGATCAGGAAATACACCACCAACAAGTCCTCCACAAGGTAATGATGGTGGACAATCTAATTTAGCTAATGGATCAAACAGTTCTGGTGGTGGTGGAGGTGGAGCAACGGCTGCTGGAACCGCTGGTAATAAACCAAGTGGTCCAGGAGGACCAGGAGGTGCTGGTGCACCAAATACAATTTTAGGTCCTGACACAACATACGCTGGCGGTGGAGGAGGAGTTAGAGATTCTTCTCCAGGAGCTGGATCAGGTGGTGCAGGTGGAGGTGGAAACGCATCTATTGATGGATGTGGTAGTGCAGGGTCAGCCAATACTGGAGGTGGAGGTGGTGCTAGTGCTGCACAGCCAGGCCCAACAAAAGCAGCAGGAGCTGGTGGTTCAGGTATCGTTGTTATTAGAGGACCTAGTGCATTAACTTTTGCGGTAACTCCTGGAGGTTCAACTTCAACTCATCCAGGTGGTGATAAATTAGCCACGTTTACATCTTCGGGGACATTGACTATTTCTAAATAATCGATATAAGAAAGATATAGAAAGATGAATCTTACAAATTATTATTGGTATTTTCAATCAGCAATTCCAGAACGTATCTGTGATGAAATAGTTAAATATGGGAAATCTATTTCTGATCAAATGGCGGTGACTGGTGGTTTAGGCGATAAAAAATTAAATCAAAAACAAATTAAAGATTTAAAAACAAAAAGAGATTCTAATATTGTTTGGATGAATGACAGATGGATATATAAAGAGATACAACCATATGTTCATCAGGCAAATGCAAACGCAGGTTGGAATTTTCAATGGGACTTTTCAGAAAGTTGTCAGTTTACAAAATATGAAAAAGGTCAGTTTTATGATTGGCACTGTGATAGTTGGGATAGACCTTATCAAAGACAACAACCTAACGATCCATCACATGGTAAGATTAGAAAATTATCAGTAACAGTAACTTTATCAGATCCAAAAGATTATAAAGGTGGAGAATTAGAATTTGATTTTAGAAATTTAGATCCAGATAAAAAACCTAATATTAGAAAATGCACTGAAATATTACCAAAAGGATCATTAGTTGTATTTCCTGGTTTTGTTTGGCACAGAGTATGTCCAGTTAAAAAAGGATCTAGATATAGTTTAGTAATATGGAATTTAGGATGGCCATACAAATGAGTTTTCCAAAACAATTACAATTAGAAGAATATTTTAAATGTCCTATATGGTGGGCTGACGAACCTAAGTTTGTTC